TTCCGCATGGTATCAGCGGTTTGCAACCAATAACGGGGTATCAATGGCAGAAGCCCGGAAGATGCTGACGGGTTCAGACCTTCAAGAATTCAAGTGGGATGTGAACCAATACATTCAGTACGGGCACGAAAACGCCCTTATGGGAAATTGGACGAAAGAACTTGAAAACGCTTCCGCTAAATTCCACATTTCCCGGCTGGAAGCCCTGAAAATGCAGACACAAAACAGCCTTGAAACCATGTTCAATAAACAGTTGGGGCTTGTTTCTTCCACTTTGGGGAATGTGTACCAAAGCGGCTATTACCACACAGCCTATGAACTTCAAAGCGGGTTCGGAATTGGCTGGGATATTGCAGGGCTGGATCAATCACAGATTGAAAAAATACTTTCAAAACCGTGGGCGGTTGATGGGAAGAATTTTTCCGAAAGGATTTGGAGCAACAAGGAAAAGCTGATAAATGAAGTTCACAACGAACTTTCCCGGAACATTCTAACGGGCAGCGATCCGCAAAAAGCTATTGATGCCATTGCAAAGAAAATGAACACTTCCAAAACCAACGCCGGAAGGCTGGTAATGACAGAGGAAGCCTATTTTTCAAGTGCAGCACAAAAAGATTGCTTCGGTGATTTAGGTGTTGAACAGTATGAAATTGTTGCAACGCTGGATTCCCATACTTCCGAAATATGCCAAAGCCTTGACGGACAAGTTTTTTCTATGAAGGACTTTGAACCGGGCGTAACAGCCCCGCCCTTTCATGTGAATTGCCGTTCAACAACCGTTCCTTACTTTGATGATGATTTCGGGCAGATTGGGGAACGGGCGGCAAGGGATGAAGAAGGTAATACCTACTATGTGCCTGACAACATGAAATACAAGGATTGGAAGGAAACCTTTGTTGATGGTGGTGATAAATCCGGCTTTGATGTTTACCAGCAAAACGGCGTTACCCACTACAAGCAGCACACCGAACCCGAACCGGAAAAGCCGAAAAAGGAATATTTGACAAAGAAGAAGCTGCAAGCGAACATTGCAAACGCTGATGTTCAGATTGAGGATTTGGATCAACAGTTTTCCGATGTTATGAAAGAGGATGGCGGCTTATCGTGGAATGAGTTCAAAACCGACTATCAACACGATTATTCGCAGATTACGGATAATGCCGATGAACTTTCCAAACTTCAAGCAATCGGGGAAAAGATTGACGCTTTGGAAGCCCAAAAAGCAGAATGGGAAGAAAAGTTGCAAGAAAAGCTGGTTGCCGAACAGAAGAAAGCCTTGACAAAACAGCAAATGGAACTGGAAGCCCAAAAAGCAGCCCTTCAAAAGCAGCTTGACGATTTCGAGATAAAGACCTATTCGGGAATTTGGAAGGATGATGTGACAACCGCCGATTGGGGTAGCCTGAACATTGAGGGCAAGAAGAAGTATTATGAAGGGAAGTTCCTTACTGAAACCGATACGGATTTGATGCAGAAGTATCAAGACCTTTACAAACAGTTGCAGGAATTTGATACAGAAGGAAAATCATACTACGATGTTCAGCAAGAAATGAAGAAGATTGAAAGTGAAATTTCAAAGGTTCAATCTGATTTGAAAAAAGTTGAAAACGGTGGTATAATAGATGCAGTAGATGAAACCTTTTCGCAAGCCCGTAAAGATGCCGCCCTTTGGTTCGACAAGTCGCACGGTGGATTTCGTGCAGCGGATGCCTATTTTGATCCAGTTGCACAAGCGGTTCATGGTGCAGCAACCAAAGCCGAACACAAAGGATTTTACACCTACACACAAGGTTCAGGCGGTCACAACAGACCACTTGCAGGATTTGAAAAGCCGTGGAGTGAATACGGAACAGGCTGGGAAGCGAAATTCTTCAAGGGTTCAAAGAATGTGTGGATTGATTATGAAGGTAAGGGAAATGAAATTCGAGGACTTACAACCTTGATTGAAAAATCAACCTATGATTCTGATATTTGGTTACAATCAGGACAGGATTTTGCAACGATTGAAGGTGTTTTTCAAATTCCTTATGGTACGCTTTCCAAAATGACCGATGCAGAATTGCAAGTGTTGGTTGGTGAAGAAAGGACGATTGAACAATTCCTATCAGCGGCGGTAAATGAAGGCGGCGGTTCAATGTTCAATAGCAAGCCTATGAAATTGAACATATACGCCCCGAAAGGTTCACAAATGCTTTATGCTTCCGATGTTGGAGCATTTGGTAAAGGTGAAAACGAAATGATTTTACAGCGTGGCGGTACTTATAAAATCACCAAAATCTATTGGGGGAACGATGCCACGGACGGAAACGCAAGAAAAATTTTCGTTGATATGGAACTTCACCCTGAAAAGGGATATGACCTATTCCAGCAAGATCCTTCTGAATGGACGGGTTCAAAGAAAACATACAGAGATTAAGAAAGGGGGTATTCATAGTGACAAGGCAAAATGAAGAAAGAATTGCTAAATTGTGGACGAAACAGCATGAACGGGAACTTGAAGAACAGCTTTCACAGAATGAAGAATTGCGGGAACTGTTTGAACAATATCCTGAAAGAAAAGAACTGTATAAGCTGAAAATCTTAGATTCAGAAGTTACAGAAGCACCTTCACCCCCGGACGATATTTGTTGTAAAACTTGTATCTTCCAGCTTCCACCTACAAGCATTGGTGGAAAAATGACTTCCCGTCACGATTGGGGAAAATGTAAAATACTGGATAACAAGCCGCATGAAGTTTTGTATGAACACGCAAAATGCGAGTTCTACGAGAAAGAAAAGAAGCATGGGAATTAAGCACTTTTGAAAGTTTATTTTCAAGGGTGCTTTTTTCGTGCCATTTTTCAGAAAGGGGTGATCCGAAATATCTTCCAGCTATGGGTTAAATAGCGTTTTCGTCTTTTTCGTATTGCAGACGGTAAAGAACAAGGTTCATTGGTGGTTCGTCACCCACCGAAAACAACGGAATGAATAGAAAGGATGGTATAAGACCATGAAAAAAGAAGATTTGATTGCAATGGGTTTAACGGATGAACAGGCACAGAAGGTTATGGATTCTCTTGACGGGAATTTTGTTACAAAATCCCGCTTCAATGAAGTGAACGAGGAAAACAAAACTTTGAAGAAGTCTGTTTCTGATCGAGATAAGCAGCTTGAAGATTTGAAGAAATCAAGCGGTGACAATGCCGCTTTGCAGCAACAGATTTCGGATTTGCAGAAAGCTAATGCAGATCAGCAGAAAGCCCATGATGCGGAACTGATGCAGTTGAAACTTGATAACGCTGTTGAACTTGCCCTTTCCGGTGCAAAGGCAAAGAACAGCAAAGCGGTAAAGGCTATGCTGGATATGTCGAAAGTGAAGGTAGGGGAAGATGGTAAACTTTCCGGCTTTGATGAACAGCTTGAAGCCCTGAAAAAGTCTGATGGATATATGTTTGATATTCAGCAGCAGACACAGCAACAGCAGTTCACGGGTTTTCAACCGGGTGCTTCCACTACTGTTCCGAATTCTACGGCAGCGGGATATGAAGCCCGCCTTGCGGATGCGAGAAAGAACAATAATCAGTTGGAAGTTATCAAAATCAAACAGGAAGCCGCCGCTGATGGCGTTGTCCTGATGTAAACACTACAAAAATGAAAGGTAAAGGTGAAAAATTATGCCTAATGTAACTGGTATTGGTACAACTTGGAATTTACCCAACTATGCGGGTGAACTTTTTACGGCTGATCCTACTCAAACCCCGTTTCTTTCTATGATTGGCGGGCTTACGGGTGGTAGACAGACCGACAACTTTGAATTTCCTACGGCGGTTCTTTATGACTTCCCGGAAGCTGAACAGCCGAACATTTCTGAAAGCGATTCCACAACCGCCCCGGCTGCAAGTCACATTGCAAGGGAGCAGGAAAAGAACGTAGTTCAGATTCATCAGGAAGTAATTGACCTGACTTATGCGAAAATGAGCAATTCCGGGCGTATGTCCGGGCTGAATACGGCGGGGCAGAATCCGAACCCTACGGATGAAAAGGCTTGGCAGATTCAGCAGAAATTGATTAAGATCGCCCGTGATGTGGAATATTCTTTCATTCGTGGCACTTATCAGATTTCTACGGGTGCAAATGTAGCAAACAAAACCCGTGGTATGCTGGAACTTTGCACTTCCGACACCGGAACTTCCATTGCCGCCGCTGGTGCAGATTTGAACAAGTCTTTGCTGGATCAGCTTTTCCGTGAAATGGCTGATAACGGTGCGTACTTTGGTAAGATGGTTCTGTTTTGCGGTGCATATCAGAAACAGGTGATTACCAACCTTTACGCCGATCAGTTTAAGGCGAATATGCAGACTACACAGAATGTCGGCGGTATGA